CTGTATAATTGATGTCTTTAATTACTGGTTTTTCCATTATACTACTTTATTTTTAAAAAAATTTGGTTGCATAACATAACCACTATTTTTAGGATCATTTCGCATTTTGATTCTACCACATAGATATGCAGTTTTAGCTCTACAAAATTGTTTATATACTACCTTTTGAGCAGGTAAAACTTCTAACTTACCACCTCTTAGTATAAATTCTCTTACTGTTTCTGTTTTTATTGTCATAGTTTCTCTCCTATTTTATTAATAAATTATAAATTAATCCAATCGCATTGACAGATGCCAAAGTAAGATTGGTTACAATTAATGCAGGTTCTTTCCACATTATACTTACCACTAGCCAAAGTAATCCACCAATTAAATATAATATTGGTCCCAAAGGATAAATGTTAAGTGATGTCATTGCAGTTGCAACAACCAGAACGGCCGTCGCTAACCACTTTAAATTAGTATCTAAGGCTTTCATATATTCCTATGTAATCAGCGAAGTAATAGAAGCCGAACATTAAACCGTAACCGAATGCTACTATTGCAGCAGCAACTAGTAAACTTTTTATATCATTTTTTGTCATATTATTATTAATTGTTAATATACATATAATATAACATATAAAAATCAACAAAACAAGCGAAAAGCGCCATAGTTTTAAAGAAATAAAGCAGTAAAATCAATAACTTAAATGAATATTGCAAAAATATAATCTCTAAAATCATTATAAATAGTAAATATATGATTGATTTTGAAAAAATTGATGATTTATCGTTTATGATTGATGATATTGATTCGAAAAAACTAAAAAAGGCAAAAAATTATGGCAAGAAAAGTTGCAGGAAACACAAATTCCTCAAAAAAAACAAGCAAACCTAAAAGAACAAACATTGGCCGTGGATTTCACAGCAAATGTATGATGAATAAGCATAAAAGAAGAAGTTTTAAAAAGTATAGAGGTCAAGGAAGATAGTGGCACACGAATTTATCATATTAAATAAAGGTAAATTAGAAAAATACGATAATTATAATGACATACCACAGACTTTTGATAATGTTATAAAATTTTTACCTGAAATACCTAATGAACCACATACAGAAGAACAGCATATAGAAATAGATAGTTGGAATGATAAATTAAAACAACTAATGAGTAGAGAAACAAACGGAAATAGGAAAAATAATGCCAGCAGTAACAAGAGTAGGTGATAATGATGTATCACATTGTTCCACACCTCAAAGAGCTGTTGGTTCAGACAATGTATTTGTAAATGGTATAGCGGTGTCACGTCAAGGAGATAATAATACTGGCCATTTATTACCAGGTATACCTTGTCCTTCACATTCAGCACCTATCGCTGTTGGTTCTACTACAGTTTTTATTAATGGTATGGGTTGTGGAAGAATTGGCGACGCCATAGCGGGTTGTACGTCAGTTGCACAAGGTTCGCCAAATGTTTTTGCAGGTTAATAAAAATCATATAAATATAGTATATGCCAAACTACGATGCTGGTTCTTTAAACAAAAGTAAAAGAGCCACAAAACAGTATAAAGATTTAGATTTAGATTTTGGTCGTAATTCGGTAACAAATGACGTTAATAAGTTAACTGATATTGAAGCTGTTAAGAGAAGTGTAAGAAATTTGATTAACACTTCACACTTTGATAGGCCTTTTCATCCTGAAATAGGTTCAAGTGTAAGAGCAATGTTGTTTGAGCCAATGACGCCTCTAACTGCATTGAATTTGCAAAGAAAAGTACAAGAAGTTTTGATTAATTTTGAACCAAGAATTAAATTAGTTCAAATAGTAGCAAATCCTAATATTGATAGCAATTCATATGATTTAAGAATTTATTTTTACGTTATAGGTTCAAATGATTTGATAGAAGTACAAACATTTTTAGAAAGACTAAGATAACATGGCAAGTAACAAATTAGAAGTATCAGATTTTGATTTTGACAGTATAAAAGCAAATTTAAAAACATTTTTACAAAGTCAATCAGAATTTTCAGATTATAATTTTGAAGGCTCAGGCTTTTCTATACTTTTAGATGTACTAGCATATAATACACACTATCTAGGCTTCAATGCTAATATGTTAGCAAACGAAATGTACTTAGACAGTGCTGACATAAGAAAAAATATTGTGTCGCTAGCTAAAATGTTAGGTTACACACCTTCTTCTGTAAGATCACCTAAAGCAAATATTAAATTAACTATAAATGACGGTTCAGGTTCATCTATCACCATGCCATCAGGAACAATTTTTACAACTTCTGTTGATGGAGTATCGTATCAATATTTAACAAATGAAGATTATACTATCACATCAATAAATGGTCTTTATGTTTTTAATAATATAGATATATACGAAGGCACAGCAGTTACATTTAGATATACAGTAGACACAAATGATGCTGACCAAAAATTTGTAATTCAAAATTCAAATGTTGACACAACAACATTAAAAGTTTCAGTACAAAACAGTTCAAACGATACAGCTACAACTGAATTTTTATTCGTTAATAGTTATGTAGATATAGACTCAACTTCGAATGTTTATTTTTTACAAGAAGAAGAAGAAGGCAAATTTGAAGTTTATTTTGGTGACGGAGTGATTGGTAAAAAACTAGTTGATGGAAATATTGTAATTTTAGAATACATTGTTACAAATAGAGATGAATCTAACGGAGCTTCTACATTTACTTTAGCAACAACTATTGGTGGATTTTCTGATATTACAATTACAACTAATTCTATTTCACAAGGCGGCTCAGTTGCAGAATCAAAAGAGTCAATTCGTTTTAATGCACCGTTGCAATACTCGGCTCAAAATCGTGCTGTAACTACAACTGATTATGAAACAATTGTAAAATCAATTTATCCCAATACATCATCTATCAGTGTATGGGGAGGAGAAGATGATGAAACTCCTGTTTATGGTACAGTTAAAATTGCAATCAAAGCGGCCAGTGGTTCTACGTTAACAACTTCTACTAAAGAGAGTATAGTTAAACAATTAAAAAAATTTAATGTGGTATCAGTAAGGCCAATTATTGTAGATCCAGAAATAACTAGTATATTAGTAAATTCTAATGTAAAATATAATTCAAGATTAACAACAAAATCTTCTGACACTTTAAAATCAGATATAACAGATAAAATTGCAGAATATAATTTAAATGTCTTACAAAAATTTGATGGTGTTTTTAGGTATTCTAAATTTACGTCTATAATTGATAATACAGATACAAGCATAGTATCTAACATTACAACAATCAAAATTAAAAAAACTTTCAAACCTATATTGAATTCATCAAACAGATATGATATATATTTTAGAAACGCATTATACAATCCTGTAACAGGTTACAATGCAACACAAGGTGGTATTTTAGAATCAACTGGATTTAAAATTGATGGTGATACTGCAAATATATATTTTTTAGATGATGATGGTTCGGGAAATATAAGACGTTATACTTTTATATCTGGTATAAAAACTTATGCAAATACTTACCAAGGTTCTATTAACTATCTTACTGGACATATTATATTAACATCTTTAAATATTTCACAAATTCAAAATATTAATGGTGTTGCATCTATTGTTATTGAATTAACGGTAAAATCAAATTCAAATGACATAGTTCCTGTTAGAGACCAAATTATTGAATTAGATATTGCAAATTCTATTATTACTGTTGAGCCTGATACATTTATAGGTGGTTCAGCAAATGCCGGAGTAGGTTACAATACATCAAATAGCTTTTAACTATGGCTAATTTCAAAGACAAAATATCAAGTCTTATAGGTTCACAAGTACCTGATTTTGTACTTGAAGAACATCCTAAATTTCTAAAGTTTTTACAAACATATTATGCTTTTATGGAATCAGCCGAGTTATCGGTGATTTCAATTCAAAGTACTGATGGTATACTGTTAGAAACAGAAACTAACCAAACAAATTTATTATTATTAGATGGTACGTCTATTCAAGCTGATAGAACAGTTATTGATGATGGTGATAAATTAATTTATGAAAG